GGGATTTCTCTGGTAACCCGATAGAAATTATTACAAAGGAAGCGGTATCTAAAGATGCTCTTCCAGACGACATCCTGCAACAGGTAATGTCTGACCCTGACCTCCGTGAATCTGAGAAGGTCACAAACTATATCCGTGCTATTCTTAAAGAAGGTACTTGGTATTCGTTCCAAGAAGTAGAAGGCTTCCTTGTGGAAGGCTCCGAAGAAACCTTTAAGAAAGACGGTGCTTTCCCCTACATCCCACTACGCTGGACATCGATCAATGGTGAAAACTATGGTCGTGGTCTTGTTGAGCAATACCTAGGCGACTTCCGTAGCCTTGAAGCACTCTATCAGCTACTCCTCGAAGCTTCCTCGGTAATGAGCCGTGTGATCTTCGGTAAGCGGGCTGGTTCTGTTCTTGACGTTGACGATATCAACGAAGCTGAGAATGGTGTCTGTATCCTTGGTGACTTGGAAAACGACATCACAGTTCTGCGTGTTGACAAAGGCGCTGACCTTAACGTTCCTATGAACATGGTCCAAGACCTTACTCGTCGTCTCGAACAGGCCTTCTTGGTTGCCTCGTCCGCAGCACGTGACTCAGAGCGGACAACCGCTACCGAAGTACGCTTTATGGCTGCTGACTTGGAACAGTCGCTTGGTGGTGTTTACTCTCTGCTGGCACTTGAACTACAGCGTCCTCTGGCATCTATGCTACTCAAACAATCCAAGGCAGATATCCAAAGCCTCGGTATTGACGTTGTTGTAGTAACAGGTGTAGAGGCTCTTGGTCGTACCGCAGAGCTTGATCGCCTACGTCAGTTCAACGGTTTGCTTCAAGAAACTGGAGCAGCTGAGATGATCCTTCAACGTCTCAACCTCGGTGTATACATCGAAAAGATTGGTAACGCCCTGTCTATGGACATTAGCGGTCTTATCAAGAGCGATGAAGAACTTGCGGCTGAGCAACAAGCTCAACAACAACAGCAACAACAAATGATGATGGAACAGCAAGGGGCTCAGGCTCTCGCTGGTGCTGCACAGGCACAGCTATCACAGTAACAACTTAACAGGAGACAACAATGGCACCTAAGACTCACCACGAGCTTAAAGTAGATGCTCTAAAAAAGAAAAATTCTAAAACTATCACTGACAGCGACTATGTAATGCGTGATATCGAAAAGGAGATCGCAGAAGGCGATACTCGCAACTTGATCGATATTACCCCAGAAGCATATCGTGTGAAGAAAGCACCTGCTGCACGGACTAAAGCAGAGGAGTAATCTATGTCGGATGAAGTACAGAACGTTGCAGAGGAGGCCTCTCAGGAGGCCTCCCAAGCTCCCTCGGTAACCCCTGAGGAGCAAGCAGCAATTGATCGTTATCGTCAATCACAGCAAACCTCGGAAGAGCGTAATGCTGGTATGCCTGAAGGCTACAATGAAGACGGTACACCCAAAGAAGAGCTCATTGCAGGTAAGTTTAAATCGCAAGATGACTTGGTAAAAGCCTATGAGGAACTTCAAAAGAAATTGGGCCAGCCTAAAGAGGAAACTCAGGCTGAACCCGAAGCTGAACCTCAGGATACTGAAACCTCAGCGGATCAGGTAAACTTTTCAACTGTTGAATACGAACAAGAGTTCGCAGCTAATGGAAGCTTGTCTGATAAGTCTTACGCCGACCTAGAAGCTAAAGGCTTCACACGGGCACAGGTAGATGCTTACATTAAAGGACAACAAGCATATGCCACATCGCTCCGTAGTGAAATCTATAACTCCGTAGGCGGCGAAGAATCGTATACCCAGCTTATTCGTTGGGCATCAGAAAACGTGGACCCCGCAGCAATCAAAGAATATAACGATGCTGTGGATGCGATGGATCAACCCCGCATCATGCGGTCCCTAGAATACATGAACCTTAAATACGGTCAGAACCAACCTCGTGAAGCTCGACGCTTAGAGGGTGATTCGGCTGCGGGTGGCATTCAGCCTTACGCCAACAAAAACGATTGGCAGCGTGATATGACCTCCCGTCTTTACGGCAAAGACCCCAAGTTCACCAATATGGTGGATCAGCGCTACTTGGCTGCTCGTAAAAAAGGTATCTTGTAAAAGTTAGGCTGCTCTGAGTTTTGTCTCCTTCTTGGAGTGGCCTATTCAAATCTTTAAGGAGCGTTCCTCTTATGTTGTGTGTTTACCACGTAGACTCTAAGCCCGAAGCAAGCATTGCGGTGTTTTGACTAGGACAACTTATAGTAAACAGAATAACAACAGCTATAGAGATTTACAATTTTAAATCCACATACATAAGGAATGTAAAAAATGGCACTAACTGTAAACAACATCGGTAACAACTCGTCGACCCCGCGTGGCGTCCCTACCGAAATGAACAACGCAATGGAAATCTACTACGGTTCGGTTCTCACCGCATTTGACCGTAAGAACGTTTTCCTCGACCTCGTAACCACCAAGTCGATTGACTCTGGTTCGTCGGTTTCGATCCCTGTAATCGGTCAGTCCTCGGACGCTGATACGAACACCCACGTGCCTGGCACCGAGCTGACCATGTCGGCTATCCCAGTTCGTGAGCGTATCATCAACATCGATGCTCTCGAATACTTCGCTCTGGCTGTTGACAAGTTTGAAGAAAAAGTTCTTCACTTCGAAACCCGTGGTGAACTGGCGAAGCAAGCTGGTGAAGCTCTGGCTGTTAAGATCGACAAAGCTGTTGCTAACGCAATCCGCCTTGCTGCTGAAACTTCGGGCACCATCGGCGGTGCTGCTGTTCAGGCTGACGGTACTGAAGTTAACAACGATGCTATCGGTGCTGCTGCTACCCCTGCCCTCAAAGGCGAAGCTCTGATCGAAGCTGTATTCGCTGCTGTTGCTGCGATGGAAGGCAAAGACGTATCGGGTGAGAAGGTTCTCGTTGTAGACCCGCTGCACTACTCGTACCTCGCACAGTCCTCGGCTGTGAACAAAGACATCACCTCTGGTGACAACGGCGGTATCAACAAAGGTACTGTCATGGAAGTTGCTGGCATTCGCATCTACAAATCCAACTACGTTGGCACTGGTACTGCAATGACCTCTGGCAAGCTCCTGAAAGCTCTGCTGTTCACGAACGAAGCTGTTGCTGTCGCTAAGCTGATGGACGTTACTTCTGAAGTTAACTACATCCCTGAGCAACTCGCAACCCTCATGACCACCTACTACTCGTATGGTCTGGGCGTTCTGAAGCCTGCTGCTGCTTGTGCAATTACTGCAACTGCATAATAGTAGTCTTTAAAGGAGGCACCCTTCGGGGTGTCTCTCATATAGGCTACTCGTATTATTATAAGGATATTTAAAATGATCACTGAGATCGACGCAATTAACCGAATGCTGCGTTATATTGGTGAGTTGCCGATCCCATCGACGGTGACCATTGACCAGCTACCAGAAGGACACGAAGCTGTTATTGCCCGTACTGTCCTTGATGAAACCCTACGTGAAGAACAAGAAGAAAAGTGGTGGTTCAACACCTTCACAATTAGCCTTGTTCCTGACTCTCAGGGTTACCTACTTCTCCCTGTAAACGTTATTGCCTATGAGGATGCCGACCTGTTCCAAGAAGGTGGTCTGATGTACGACCGTACCTCTCAGAGCCCTATCTTCACAGAACCACGTGAAATGGTAGTCCGCTATAACATTACATTTGATAACCTTCCTGATGTATTCCGTACCTATGTGATCCTTGTGGCTTCCCGCCACCTTCACACATACCTTAATGGCGACGAAACAACTCAGAAGGAACTTGAACAAAAAATCAACCAAGCTCGTGTTAAGGTCGAGCGTGAACATCTTAAGCAAAAGAAGTTTAACCTCGTTCGTGGTGGTCGTCTCGTTGATCGTGGCGTCAACCCAACAGCACTAGCATAAGGAAGGGCCCCAGATGGCTAAAATTAACAAGGTTTATGGGGCCTTCTTTAACGGGGTCTCAGAACAGAACCCAGAACTTGCTCTGGATAACCAATGCAAGGAAATGATTAACTGTATGCCTGATGTGGTTCGTGGTATTAAGAAGCGACCACCAGCTGTGCTTACAAAACACCAAGATAACACAACAAACCCACAACTAGCAGATTCTTATGTATTCCACTCGTATGATCGTGGTGAGAACAATGAAGAATATCTGATGATGGCTACGTTGTCTACATCTACACCCATTCGTGTGTTTAACTCTGCTGGTACGCAGATGACAGTTACCTATGAGGCAGCAAACGCTACTGAGATTAAAAACTATCTTGCCTCTTCAAACCTTCGTGGACTGACCGTTCAGGACCGCACATGGCTATTCAATAAAGATGCTACTGTGTCGCTAAACTATGCTGCAACAACTCCTTTGGCATCTACGTATGACCGCGCTGCTTACTACTGGATCAAGCGTGGTTCTGGTGACCGCTATAACCCGTTTAACTATGCTGTCTATATTGATGGTATTACGTTTGCTGTAGACCCAGACAAACCAGCTTCGGATGTTGTTGACCCCGCTACAGGTGCAGAGGATTCTGATGTAGCTGCTGCACTGCTTAACACAAAAATCAATGCTAGTGGTACTTACAACTCAGTTCGTCGTGGTTCTATTCTAAAAATAACACGTGCTGATGGTGGAGACTTTTCGTTTAGTTCTTGGGACTCTTGGGGTAACCAAGCATCTGAGGGCTGGAAAGGTAAAGTAAACAAGATCACAGACCTTCCTAAAGACATGCCGTTTAGCGGTGTGTACGTCGAAGTCACTGGTGATGAAAACAACAAATTCACCAACTACTTTGTAAAATGGAATGGAAGCTCTTGGGAAGAATGCATCGATCCAAAAGCGGATCGTGGACAGCTTTCCAATATGCCTCTTAAAATGGACCGCGTGTCCCTTGTAGGTGACATTGCTACTTTCCATATCTCAAAGATTGATTGGGATACTCCACGTGTAGGTAACGAAGAAAACAATCCAGACCCGTCTTTCGTTGGACAACATGTACAGGATATGTTCTTCTACAAAAACCGCCTTGGTATTGCATCACACGATTCTGTGGTTCTTTCCGAAGCTGCGGCCTACACAAACTTCTATGTGACCACTGCGCTGGATACTGTCGATACTGACGTTGTAGACGTTACTGTTTCTACTAACCAAGCATCGAACATTTACTACGCTAAGCCATTTAACAACTCTCTATACATCTTCACTAAGTACGCCCAGTATGAACTGGTTCACGATGGTGCTTTTGCTCCCTCTGCGGTATCTATTGAGAACGTCACCAACTATCCTATGAAAGTTGACGTAGAGCCCGTTGTGATGAACAACTCGCTTTACTTTGTGTCCGTTAGTAATAACCGACAGCAGATACGTGAATACGTAAAAGGCGATAACCTTAGTGTTAGTGGTGTTGACTTGAACTTGGCTACACCAACCTATATGGACAAACCTATTATCAAACTTATTGTTGATGGTGTTGTTGGTATTGTATTGGCTTGTACCAATGACGGTATCGTTTATGTCTATAGCTTTAAAGATGATGGTCAGCAGCGCATTCAGTCTGCTTGGAGTACTTGGGAGTTCTTCCCTGACGTAGCTACCACAACGTTTGAGTGGATCAGCCTTGGTAACCTTGTAGGTATTGTCTATAAGACAGCAGACATCTACACATATCATGTTCTGTATCTGGATGATAAAAACACAAACAACCGTTATGATGTGACATACGACTATGCTACATCTGCAAACGTTAATGTGGCTTATAAAGCCTCTATTCTTCTTCCAGATTATTATCCACAAATTACTACCGTTCGTACGCCCCTCAATAAAGCTCTTATTAAACGAGTTATTATCGAAGGCGATGGCTCTTTTAACTCTGATGTATATCGTAAAGATTATGATGTGACCTACACAAAGCAGCACGATCTGTCTTTGGCTGATGGTGACTTTTACGTCAACTCTAAAGTTGATAACGTCGATATTACTATTTACGATGAATCTTCCAACGACTTCACAATTTCTTCTGTTGTTGTTGAAAGTCTGTATCGACCGACTTCTAGGGAAATGAGATAAACATGGCAGATGTAAACGAGTACACATACCAACTAGACGGCACTGTTCGGTCCTTTAATATCCCAACACTTGTTGGTGGCGAAGAATATCTTCGTATCGATGTTGATGGTACACAAGTAACAGACGCTGATAAATTCAGACTAATTCATAATGCACTGGTATTTGACGACACCTCTTTGCTTCCCGACGGCAGCATCCTACGTATTATTACAACGGATACAATTGGTGAGTATGCTAGTGACGATATTCTAATGACTATGGTTACTTTAGAAACTGGAGCACGTATCACAATCTCATGTGATGCGACCCCAGCTATCGCTATTGATCTCACAACCAATACAGATAACCTAAGTACTTCTGTAGTCTCAGGTACTTCTATAACACTTGAATTTGATGGTGTAAACTGGAACCCTGTAACACCATAAACATTTTCGGGGAGGCCTTAGGGTCTCCCTATTTACCTTATAGGAGAGGATATGGAAACTCCAGCCCGATTTACATTTACCCCCAATGGAAGTACGACTGTATTCCAGATTCCTGTGACGATGAAGGGGGACAACTACGTTCGCATCGATATTGACGGTGTGATCCTAAACGACCGTTCTAAATTCGACCTTGTTAACAACGCAGTTGTGTTTGTGAATGTAACAGACGTTCCCGCTGGTTCTCAGCTTGACGTTCTTGTTGTACAAACCGATGAAGGTATCTCGAACCTTGGCAACGTTAACTCTGTCGATCTTGTAGCTTCAAACATCACCGATGTTCAGACTATTGCTAGTAATATTACTTCAGTAAACACGACAGCTACTAACATTACCGCTGTAAACACTACAGCAACTAATATCGCATCTGTTGTAGATGCTGTGAACCAAGCTAATGCCGCCGCAGCTTCTGCCGCAGCCGCTCTGGTATCTGAGAATGCCGCAGCAGCCTCTGAGAGCGCCGCTGATGCATCTGAGACCGCTGCCGCTGCCTCGGCTGCTGCTTCTGCTACTTCGGCTTCTAGCAGCGCTTCTAGCGCCTCTGCTGCCCTTGCCTCTAAAAATGCCGCTGCTGTCTCTGAGACCAATGCAGCTAACTCGGCTACCGCTGCTGCTTCCTCGGCAACTTCCTCGGCTAACTCTGCTACTGCTTCGGCTGCTTCGGCTACTGCTGCTCTTGTCAGCGAAAATGCCTCTGCCGCATCTGAGGTTAATGCTGCCGCATCTGAAGCTGCTGCTGCTATTGCTGAAACCAACGCTTCTGCCTCTGAGTTGGCTGCTGCTGCTAGTGAGGCCGCTGCTGCTGCTTCTGAGATTGCCGCTGCTTCCTCTGAAGCTGCTGCTGCAATTAGCGAAGCTGCCGCTGCATCTTCTGCCTCTAACGCTTCTGCAAGTGAAGTCGCTGCTGCTGCGTCCGCCGCTGCCGCCCTTGTATCTGAGAGCAATGCTGCTGCATCTGAAGGTGCTGCTGATGCTTCAGCTATCTCTGCCGCGCAAAACTCTGCACTGGCAATTGCTGCTAAGGATGCTGCTGCTATTTCTGAAGGCAATGCTGCTTCCTCAGCAACTGCTGCCGCCACCTCTGAGTCTAATGCTGCCACTTCTGCGGCTGCTGCGTCTAACTCTCAGATTGCTGCGGCTGCATCTGCGGCTGCTGCGGCTAACGTATACGATACCTTTGATGATCGTTACCTTGGCTCTAAGTCTGCTGACCCAACCTTGGATAACGATGGCAATCCGCTTGCTGTAGGTTCTCTCTACTTCAACAATGTTGCCAACGAAATGCGTGTGTATGATGGTGGTAACTGGGTTGCTGCATCTGCTGCTGGTGGCGTTTCTCTTCTGCAATATGAGTTTACAGCAACTGCTGGTCAGACCACATTCTCTGGCACTGACGGTAACGGAAACACTCTATCCTACACTCAGAACAACATCATCGTATTCTTGAACGGTGTCGCTCTGGATGATGGCGGTGACTACACTGCAAACAACGGAACAAGCATTGCCTTGACCACTGGCGCTACCGCTGGTGACTTGCTGTATATCATTGCCTTTAAACCGTTTACTTCGGCTGACATGGTGTCCGCTTCGAACGGCGGTATCTTCTACAATGACATCACGATCCAAGGTAATCTTACCATCACTGGAACTGTTGATGGTGTAGACATCAGC